ACATCATCCCCCGACACACCGGCATCTGTTACCACTACGTAAGGGTCTAAGGTTTTCAGTAAAGCCGTTATCTCTGTTGTATCTGAGGGTTCATAAATCCCGTATTCAACCTGCTCAAAAATCTGTTCCTTCAAATACTCCTCATCAATATCATGCGTGTTATCAAGAGAAGTAACCGTTAAATCAATGTACAAGTCCGCATAAATTGGGCGGTCAAATTTGATGTTGATAGGGAGTCCGTTCACTTGAGTAACAGCTACAACCTCATCCCCTCGCATCCCGCATCCGCCGTTGCGCTTGCGGATTATCGCATCTGCGATATCGGCGTCGGCCCCACCGTCTACAATCGCCCAAATACTGTGTTCTGGAATCCCATACACGTCTGTCGCATCGGTGTTATTCTCAAAAACCTTAACATCTGTAACCCCGTCGATTGAGGCGAGTGCCCCTTGCAAGCCCTCAAGGTACCCCGTTGAGGGTAGCGCCACTGCGGCTCTCCGCCGCACCCGGAACTCGGGGTCCGTCTCTTCATTCTGCCCTGTTTGGTAGTGCGCCGTTGGGTTGTTTGTCGCGGTGACCCCGAGGATGATGGTAACGATATTAGTCAAGGAATTTGTAGTCAGGTCCACTAGCCCGGCGTTCTCCGCCCGGAACGCGAGCGAATGGGTCCCAGCTTCTTTGGTTGTGGTTTCCATCAGCAGGAACTTGGACCCCGATGGGTTCGACACCGTGAACGGTTTGTCCGAGGTGTCCAAACCTTGAAGCGTCACCTGCCTATCGAGAGTCACGCTAACCATCGTGAGGGTGTAAGTGGCGGCGCGGCGGAAAACACCTGTTAGGGCGGCGCGGGCGTCAAGCACTTGGCCTATTGCGACGCGAGGGTCAAAGCTGTTGTAAACGTCTGCTATAACTTCAAGCATATCAATTTTAGCTTGCGCGAACAGTTCGATCATTTGCTTGTCAGGACTATCGGCATTGAGGGCGATATCCTGCCCATAAATATCGCGGAAAGCCGTTTCCAGGGCTGCAACAATCTCCTCGCGAGTTTCGGTGTGCAGGCCAGTTGAATCAACGTAATTGGTCATACGGTTACACTCCCCGAAACGTTCGTGCTGTAGAGGGTATCAATAGTATAGTTTAGCACAAGACTTCGGTCTTCTAAACGCTGGGCGGTCAAACTTGTTACCCGGAGAACCCCCTCGCATTCCAGGATTGCCGTCTGCACTGCGAGAAGCAACGCATCTGCGGTTTTCTGCGCTAGCAGGGTGAACCAAGGTAGCCCAGCGTCGGTGTCGTAAAAGCATTCTGTCGAATGCACCCGGAGCTTGGTCTCGATGTTTTTTGCGATTGCATCATTACCAGTCAGGTAGCTTTGCTTCCCCTGGCCGAAAGTCCAGTCCTCGTCTTTCGCGGCTCCTCGTACCAGCATAGCTACTCCTCAAAAAGTTGGGCAATAAGGGCCTTTGTCGCAATGGCGTTAGGGTTGGCAGTGATAGTACACGCACTACCAGCTACCGTCCCTGTTGCCCCGATTATCGCATCAACCATGGTCTCTAGCAATGTCTTGAGGGTCTGCGCCTGATTGCGAACCCGAATCTTGTGGAGGCCTGCGTTCAGGGTAACCGCATCGTCCAAAGTCAAGAGATCCGTTTGGGGCCGGGGGCCGACCAGTACCACCCCATCCGAAAGGGAGTGCGCCCGGTTCTCGCTGGGAACGTCGGCCTTCCCCGCTTGCCACCATTCGTCAATGCTCCGGTCGTTAAAGAACACGCAACAGTGGTCGCCTTTGGCGATGGGGAAGGACAGGAACGCCCCGCCCCCACCCATGTAGATAACAGGACAATCCACAAGAGGCGGGAAGGACAATTCTGTTCCATCCTCCAACCGCCGCTTTAGCATCACCTCAACCTCACAGGTATTGGTCGCTGCGTCGTATTTCAGGATTTTTCCAATGAGCATACAGTTGATGTTGCGGGTCAAGTTGTACCCGAACTGTTCCATCACGTCTGGTAGGCCGGGTTTGGCCCTTGGGTATTTCATTGTGGCACCGTAATCAAACTTGCATCAAAAAGAACCGTAACCGTAGTTATTGCATCCTCGCAAACCGCGCCGGATATAGTTCCTCGATGTGTTAAACCAATTACTTTGTACTCGCCATTGAATGATGGGGCAAGCACCCGCTTGGCTCCAATAGCCGCCGTAAGGTCCGACGTTAGCTTGATCATCTGATTGATTTTCAGCCGGGGCTCAAACATCATATCAAACTCAAGAAAGTTTTTTGATCTGCGTGGAACACCAATCAACCCGCTTTCGGACTTGATTATCTTAACATCACCTTCTATGACTTCATTGTCATTAAGTACATAAGCCACGCCGTTATCAATGCTGAAATTCCCCGCCGCCATTTCTTTGATGATGGTACCCGCATTGCCCATTAGGGTAACGCCACGTTTTATGGTTTCTTTAATGTTACCACTCACGGGTCCTTTAACACCGGGCATGGCTTCAACCAGCGTTTTGATCACGTCAATTTTGTCGGCACCCTTGCCAACTGTCATAGAGATAGTGCTATTCGCCATGCCAAAAGCACCGTCGAAGGCTTCAATCTCTGTTATCCATTCGGTCCCTTGGCGATATGAAATTGCGGAACGCATCTGCCCGTTGAATATCATCCCGAGCAAAACATCCGTCCCATCTTTGTAGCCTGCGGTGAACTGGATAGCCCTCAAGTCCTCCATGGCAAATGGGTCTCTGAATATGCGGTTGCGGGTCTCCGCGCTCAAGTTGTAAATTTTGAATGAAGCGGAATTTGCACTGGCGAGGTTATTGCGGGTCACTTCAAACTCAACGGTTGTCGGGTGCGTTATCGTAACGTGGTTAATTGAAGTGCTTACAATGCGCTTAGAACCGTCGGGTGCGGTTTCAATAACTGCGTCGTCGGTTTCAATTTGAAGCTGGTACCAGCGCCCAATTTTACGCTCCATACAGTTCCTCGTCCACCTGTACCACCTCTGCCTCTGACAGAATAGCCATGCGGCAAATGCCAGTCTCAAAGGCATCTAGGGTTAGGGGGTCTTGACCGTTGACTGAATCAACCAACAGCCCGAAGGGGAACTTGCTGCGGCATTGGTCCAAGAGGTTTGGACAACAGGCCACGCGCATACCAGATATTTCATTACCGCCCCAAGTTAGCGTCATAAACCAAGCGTATTGGGTATCCTTAAATTCCAAAAACAGCGTAGCATCGGCGTAGCCCTCAATCGGGAGGATGTGATTCTGTCTTGGTTCAGCCGTTAGGGATTGAATAACGTTCATTGTCTGCCCCCATTAGCTAAATTGTTCCAACCATAAGAATTGTGGTCCACCGTAGCCTTCCCAGCTTCCGCTTTTGGTGCCTGCTGCACAACCACACGCCCTGACAGTTTCCCCTCACCAGCGGTGGTTGAAACCGTGCGAAACTCGCGCAAAACCACTGTGACTCGCGATAGGTCTTTGGTTTCCGCTTCTTGGTGAAACTCTAACGACTCGATGATAAATGGGAAGCTCTTATTCCCATTGCTATCTCGCCCTTCGCCAAACATGCGCCAAGGGGTCTCAACTGTAACGAGGGCGCGGGAGTTGAACAGCGATGTGATACCGTCGTAAAAGCGCTGTTGGCGGCTGCGAACATCTCCACCTAATTTTCCGCCTGCGGCTCCCTTTAACTCAACTGCGTCGGAAAACGTATTCCACTGCTTTACAGCGGAGTTAAAGGCATTTTTGATACGACCGTATTCGGTCAGATATTGCTGGGCGCTTGCGGAAAGTCCTGGGGATAGGAGGCTTGTAGCAGTCAAACGATCAAGCACTGCCTGAACAGTTTGTTGGAGCACGTCCTGCTCAATCACAAGTTCACCGACAAGCCCAACAAGCGTTATCGAAATTGGGTCAAAGGCAACGTGATCGCTTATCGAATAGTTGGCCTCGGTGTAGTGGTTTGTCACCAATGCTTGCAGCTTGATTGTCTCGGTTTCCGGGATATCGAAAACAAACCCAGCGATACCGGGCACCGTGTTTTTTGGTTTGACCAGGGCCTTTGCGACGCCAGCGAGCGACGCGACAGTACCCCCGATATTAACCTGCGTTGTCCCTT